TCTAATGAAACAAAGAAAAAGTTGTCTGTGTCTCATCTTGGATTAAATAAAGGTATACCAAGAAGTGAAGATGTCAAAAGAAAAATATCTGAAACGAAAAGGGGCATAAGAACTAGTCTAGGTATGACTGGACACCATCACTCTGATGAATCCAAGAAGAAGATGTCTAAAGCAAGAAAAGGAAAATCTTCACCTTCTGCCAAGAAAGTTTACCAATATTTGAATGGCGAATTGGTAGGGGTATACAACAGTGCTACTGAAGCAATAACCGCAAATGGTTATCACTATAGCGGTGCATTACCTGCTGCTTGTTGTGGCAAATATAATAAGGAAGGAAATCATACATACAATGGCTACGAATGGTATTACCATAAACTTTGATATTAAGTTAACAAAGAAGCAGAAGGAAGCCTATGACATAATGCATGACAAGGAATGCAAGTTCTTAATTGCTAGGTGGTCAAGACAGTGTGGAAAGACCATATTTGCCGAGATAATGTTGATTGAGTATCTTTGCAAGAAGAATACGTTTAATGCATACATATCACCAACGTTTTCTCAAGGAAAGAAGGTTTATGCGGAATTGAACCAGCTATTGGAGGGCAGTGGAATCATAAAGAAGAGCAATGCTGCTGATTTAAGGATTGATACCATCTATGGCTCAAGTCTGAAGTTCTTTTCAATGGAATCTCCAACTGCTATTAGAGGTAATACAATCAGTGGTTTATTGGTATTGGATGAGGCAGCATTCTTTCCAACGCAGCTTCCAAGTGGTGAAGACCCATATTATAACGTCATATTCCCAACGATTAAGGCTCGTAAGCCAAAGGTATTGGTTATTTCGACACCATGTGGAAGACAAGGGATGTATTATGACCTTTATCTCAAGGCTTTTAACAAGGAAAAGGGCTATAAGGAGCTAACAGCTACCATATATGACGATGAATTGATTACCAAGGAGGAGATTGAGGATATCAAGAAGGGTTATCCACCATTGGCATTTAAACAGGAGTTTGAGGTAGAATTCTTGGATAATGCTTTAACTGTATTTCCGAACTTTGAGAACTGTTTTGATGGTCATTTTGAGAGGGGAAAGTGTTGGATTGGCATTGACCCTTCAAGTGTTGGTGAGGATAACACCATTGTATCAATTATTAATAGGGATAATCAGGTAAGACAGATTAAGGTTGATGGCACACTTGATGTTAAATATGCGAAAATAGCCCAGATTTTGAATAAATTTAGTCCAGTAGCCACATATATTGAGAACAATTCAATTGGAGAGGTGATGGCGAATGAGATTAGGAAGAAATTATACAGAAAATCGAACTTTTATACGTTCACAACAACGAATGAGAGCAAGAAGCAGTATATTTCTCTTTTATCACTGGCAATTGCGAATGGCGAGATACATTTCGAGAGCGATAATAAGCTATTATACTCAGAATTATCCACTTTTACCTTTAAATTAACGAAGGGAGGCAATATTACTTATGCTGCAAGGGATGGATACCATGATGATACGGTTACAAGTTTGGGAATTGCTCTTCAATGTAAGGAGGATTTTCAATATAAGCCTGTTAACAAGGGAAATTTCATTCGAACTAGTCTAAAATTCTTTGGATAATTCAAATTTTTTGTATATCTTTGCTAAAATCTAATATTATGGGTGTAATTTACTTAAGAACAAACCTTTTGAACGGTAAACAGTACGTAGGACAAACACAAAACATGCAGCAAAGAGAAAATAAATGGAGGTGTATGAAGCACCACTATGCTGGAAAACTCATAGATAACGCAAGAAGTAAATATGGGTTTGAAAATTGGTCTCTTAAAATCATAGTTGAGTGTGATGACCAGAAAGAATTAGATGAATTGGAGGCTTATTATATTAACTATTACGGTACAAAAGTCCCAAATGGATATAATTTAACTGATGGAGGTGGTAGTGGGAATCTTGGATATAAGCATAGCGATGAAACAAAGAAAGCTATTTCTGCTAAAAACAAGATTTCAATGAGTGGTAAACACCATACAGAGGAAACCAAGAAGAAGTTATCTGAAATTAGGAAGGGGACAATACCTTGGATGAAAGGGAAACATCATTCAACTGAAACAAAAAAGAAAATATCAGAAAATAAGAAAGGTATTAAACATACGCAAGAATGGTTTGAAAAAGTTAGGAATCACCCTTCTTTAAGTAAAGAAATAGCTGGTTACAACGAAAATAATGAAGAAATATGCCGTTTTAAATCTGTTGAAGAAGCGATAAGGCATGGATACAGTAGGCATATAAGCGAAGTAGCCAACGGAAAAAGAATAAAAAGCAACAATTTATATTGGAAATGGATAAAGTAGATGAAAATATAATTGATTTCGGTTCTTGGAATGTCCCAACTGATTGGACTCAAGTTTCGCTTAAAACGTATCAAGAGATTGAGAGGTATTATGAGGACAAGGACAAGAAGTTTGATGTGAGGGATGTGTTGCATATCTTCACAGATAAGAGCGAGGATGAGATAAATGCATTGCCGATTGAGTTCTTGGAGGAGATTATGAGCAATCTGTTGTTTTTGCAGACGAAACCAGAGGAGAAGGAGGCTTCAAACAGCGTTATAATCAATGGTGAGAAGTATTCCGTACACACTGAGAACAAGTTGAAGGTGGGAGAATACATTGGTGCTGACACAGCGATGAAGGGTGACAAACACAATTATGCTGCAATATTGGCAATTCTCTGTAGAAAGGACGGTGAGTTGTATGATTCCAAGTTCGAGAATGAGGTGTTGGAGGATAGAATAAAGATGTGGGAGAAGGTACCAGTGGTGGAGGTATTGCCAATCATAGGTTTTTTTTTACAACTTTACATAACATTGCAGACTCCTACCCTATTGTCTTCCAAGGCAATGGAAGCCATAGACCTCACTCGCAAGGATATAGAGACTTTTCACAGAAATGGGGAAATATCAAAACGCTCTATGAAATCGCAGATGAAAAAATTGAGAAAGTTGGAGAAATCTATCAATTCTATTTAAGTGATTATCTTCAGTTCTTAAGTTATCTTATCGACAAGGGAGAAGCTGAGAGACAAGAGGATGAGTTCCAAGATAATCTTAGGAAAGCTAAGAAGGGTAAGAGGTAATCTTACCCTTTTTTTCATGTTTAAAACAAATCGATTTTATAATGTTAAAGGACGTAATTAATATATTGAAGGATGTATCACTAAGGCATAAGGGAGTTTATACCTTCAGATACCAAGGTGAGAAGTTGAATAATGCCCAGAACAACCATAGGGGTTATCAGGTGTATGTTGATGACATTAACCTTCATGAGCTTAACATAACAACCAATATCTTCAAGGCAAAGTTCGAGATATACATATTGGGTTTTGTTGGTGATGACACTGATGTTTTGGAGGTTCAGAACAACGCATATACCATTGCATGTGATATCATGGCATATATTGACACAGCAGAGCCATTTAGAGGCATTCTGAGCGTTTATGACTATAGCATCCTTACACTTGCAAGGTACACTGATGATTCAAGCGCAGGAGTCAAATTATCTTTGACGTTGCAGATGCCAAACCCAACCAACATATGTGAATTGGATAACAACTTCGATGATGAGCCTCATGAGGAGGATGAAGACCATGAGATTGACGTTGATGAGGATGAGGTTGGGGACATCGACATAACACCAATAACGCTTCCAAGGAATAGGATTTGTTGATTATGGAAATATCAAAGATTGTAATGGAATTCTCAAAGGATATCATGGCATTGGTAAGGATGGTGATGGAGAGTAATGTTGGAATCAACTCAAAGGTTGGTGTCAACACTCTCGTTAATTCCCAAATCTATAATACCTTATCTGTAAGGGCTACCAATGATGGTGACTTAATTTTTGACATCATTCTTAATGATTATCTTGTGTTTATTGAGAGTGGAAGAAGGAAGGGGGCAAAGATGCCTCCAGTAGAACCAATTGTAAGATGGGCAAGGAGCAAGGGCATTCCAACTGACAATTCAACCATATATCTGATAAGGAGAGCGATTTCAAGGGATGGAATCAAGGCAAGACCATTCATGGCTCATGTGATGGAGGAGATTGACAGAGAATGGGTTGATGTGGCAGATGAGTTATTCAATAAAATAATGGAAGAGATAGATAAGTTTTTTAATTAATCATGAACATAAGATATAATAACCTAACAAATCCAGCGAATCTTTTGACATTTTCGGATGTTCCAAATATATTATCCATAACTGCCACAATTAGTGGTTCTTATGGTATATTCACATTCAGATTTGTTGGTAATCTTCAATCTACTGTTACTGCTGATTCTCAATACTCAGTCACTTTCATGGATGAAACTGTTACAAATGTCATGAGTCCTAAGAATGCAAAGAACAAGCGTTTTTATATCTCAAGTGACACAGCATCAACAGCAGCAAGTTTTGCTCAAGCATTGAGAAATTGTCCATCACTTACAGCGCAGTTTAACATAGAAAATAACGGCAATGTAGTTTATTTAAAGTCTAGAACATATGGAAGAACTTGGACTTTATCACCAAATTATCTTGTGACTAATATACCTTCAACGTATTTTATCACAAGTGGTAGTGATGGTACAGCATATCCAGAAGATGTATTCCAAGCAAATGTATTGGTTGATTTCTATACCACAAGCAATGGAGTTGACTACAACTATATCACAACCCTTGAAAAATACATGTATGGCGAGGAATGCGCATTTAATGTTTCTCCTTTGCTTTCAACCTTTTCGGATTTTGGCGAGGTTAGCGACTATAGAATGAGGGTTTCAACAATATCACAAGATGGCACTTATACAGAAAGAGGTAGTTTGAATTGTAAGGTTGGTTATGGCTTCATGGCAAACCAATCAGACAAATGTATTGCATTAAATGAGAATATTATTGCTCTTAACAAGAATAGAGACCAGATAAGATACGTTTATGGCAATAGTATTCCTTTCACTGTTCTTACGAATAAGATGGATGTTACAGTAACTTATTCTATTAAGGATAGTACCATGTATGAAATATACACAAACACAGTTACAATCCCAAATAGTACAAGATATA